CTCCTCTCACCCTTGTTAGAGGTGTGATGAAGCCTACTCCGCGACACGCAGTGCACACGATTATGGATCTAACAGGAAACTGTTGATCCAACTCAACCAAAGGATGCTGATTGTACCATGGGAGAAACAACGACGAGAACTCGCGCACTAAAATCTAGTGGCGAGCTTTCAGGTTATTCTTCTGGCGAACGTCGCCAGAAGTCTGACGGTCGTTGGGTCGATAACCCTGCATTTGATGCTAGGGGTACTGATCCTGGTTTCTCCGGGGCTGAGGTTACTCAGTCGGAATCTCATGAGTGGCCACCAAAAGGTGGCTTCCATGATGTTGGTGGTGAATTCCTAAATACTAAGGCGAAGGTGAAATTTAACAAAGTCACCATAAACCTTGGTCAGGAATTTCCTTTGACGACAACTCTATACGACAAAGCGCGCATTCGCGGCTTTGCGGAATACCGTTGTCCCGTCACAATGAACGGACAGAAAATAGCGCTACCTAGCAGTCTCAAGTCATCCGACAATACGTTGGATGCTTGGGGTGCTAAGGCGGTATCTCTGTGCCGACCCACCGCAGCTGAAGTCGACCTCTCCACTGCCTTGGGTGAGCTGTTCCGTGAAGGCCTTCCGGCCGTTACGGGTGCTCGCACATGGCAAGAGCGTACTCTTCGCGCGCGTAATGCGGGCGATGAGTATCTCAATGTGGAGTTCGGATGGGCTCCCCTTGTAAGTGACGTCCAAGGATTTGGGCGTACACTTGCCCGTTCTCATGAGATAGTATCTCAATATGAACGGGATAGGGGACGACTTGTCCGTCGTCGCTTCAACTTTCCTACAATCAAGACAGATCCAGTGACCACGTCTACGTCTAACGTCGCTCCAATAGGAGCTAGTCAGGCGGTTAAGACGGGGCCACAGGCTCTTCTGTCTTCCAATGGTGTTTTGTTCCGAACCGAATCGTCCACTGTGGACAGATGGTTCTCTGGAGCATTTGTATACGGAAGTCCCCTTCGCAGTAATGCGGTGGGGAGTTCCGCGTCCTTAGCTGAAAAGGCAGATAAATTATTTAATCTGTCTCTAAGCCCGGACGTGCTCTGGAACTTAACACCTTGGAGCTGGGCCACTGACTGGGCATTCAATACCGGCGACATACTTTCGTATGCCGGCGATGTTGCGTCCCAGGGTCTGGTTATGGCGTACGGCTACTGTATGGAACATACTGTCCATACTTACGAGTACAAGCTCGTCGGTGCTACCCGTTATGGGCAGCCCGTCGAACCCTCGGCCGAGATCTCATTTGAGACCAAACGGCGTCGTATTGCTAACCCCTTTGGATTCGGGGTTACCTGGAGCGGTTTGTCTTCCGCCCAGGCCTCGATCCTCGCTGCCCTCGGGATATCCCGAAGGTAGCTTGGCAGTGTTCGCTGCCTATACACCCCAATACGGGACTTATTGTCCCAGAATAGGAGCAATGCCTGATGGCATTCTCAGACCCACAGTCCATCACTATCTCGGGTTCGGCGATTAGTCTCCCCAGAGTTTCCTCTGGGGATAACAAATCAAAGTACTCGAGTACTGACGGACTGGTAGATCTCACCGCGTCTAGTTCCTACGGGAACCGGACTCGGCGAGTTCTCCGCGTTGATCACTCAAAGATCACTGCGGATCCGTTTATTCCAGCCCAGAACCGAGAAGTATCCATGTCTTGTTACATGGTCTTCGACGTTCCTACGGTCGGATATTCGAATACCGAAGTGAAGGCCGTTTATACAGGATTCAATTCCCTGTACACGGCCTCGACCTCTGCTCTCATCGACAAGTTGCTTGGCGGTGAAAGCTAGGGGTCAGACATTTCTCGCCTGGTCGGTTTACGTGATCGTATTGATCATATTGCCGATCAGCTTCATAGTTGGCCAAAGTCTATATGACAATGGTTATCTATGTTCCGGGAAATGCCCTGAGTGTTCTGTAGTTAAAGATCGCTTTGGCTATTGCCATCGCGATCGAACTACCGCGGCTGTGGCTCCATCAGGCTAAGGAAAGCTAACCCCCAACGATTAGTTAGGAGGGGCTTTGAAAAGCCTGATGTTGCTCTGGTCAAGGCTCGCACACGAGTGTGCGAGCTGGTGTGACACTAGCGCCACCATGGACTGCAAAACAGTCCAGGGTAGGACGAAGACGG